TGCTCGCGGAAAGGCAGACAGTACGATCATTGCTACACGAAAAAAGAATCTTAAAAAGGGTGTTCAATCTGCTGGTGGAGTTACTTGGTCTGAACCAGCGCCAGCATTTGCTCCGAAATATCCATACAACTATGCGCTTGAAACAGAATCAGGTCATGCATTCGAATTAGATGATACTCCTGGAAAGGAGCGTATTCATCTAGCGCATCGAAATGGATCATACTTTGAAGTTGATAAAGATGGTAACAAAGTTGAGAGAGTGCAAAAAGACAATTATGAAGTCATCATGGGTGATGATTTCATCTATGTAAAAGGCAAGGCAGTAATTACCGTTGAAGGCAATTTTAATCTTAAAACTGCGACAGTGAATATTGAGGCTGCTGCAATTAATATGGCAGCTGATGGTGCAATTAAGATAAAGGGTAGTTCAGTCAACATTGAATCAACTGGCTCAATCGATCTGAAAGCTGGCAGCGGTGGCAAATTTACTGCTGGTGGTCGTTTAGATCTCAAGGGCGCAACTGCTGGTCTTGCTGGATCAACTGTTGATATTCCTGCAGCGAAAGTTAATCTTCAGGGTGGCTCTGTTTCTTCAGCATCAGGTGCAGGAATTACTGGTGGTGGTACTCAATCAGGTGCTGGTGAAGCGTCTGCAGCTGGTGCCGCTCAAACTGCAGCGACCGCAGCAGGAAATAATGCAGTTTCAACATTGGGTACAAACTTTGCAGCTGCAGCGGCAGGAGTTGCAGGAACAGTTGCTGGGGCAGCAGCAAATGCAGCAAGCGGTATCACTTCTGCAATCAGTGGCGCAACTGCTGGTGGAGCTCTTGGTGGTCTAGCGGGCAGCTCTTTGGGTAAGGCAGTTGGTGGATTGACTTCCTCAATCTCTGGTGTTGTTGGCGATCTAAAGAGCACACTCGACTCTACAATTAAAGACCTTGCTTCTTCATTACCGATTGGAGAAATCACCGCAAAGGTTGCGGCAACAGAATCTGAGATTAATAAATCTCGAGGAGATATTCTATCTCTAACTGGATCTTCGAAATCTGAGATTCTCGGAAAAATCGATAAGGTAGCAGCTGGTGCTATAACAAAGGGTATCGAGTTCATTGTAGATAATGACATTCAAAAAGAGATAAACAAAACAAAGAATCAAGGATTGCCTGAGATTGTTACTGTGACTGGAAAACGAACTTATCCAAAAACTGAAACTGTAAATGTTGCCCCAACTTCGGCAAATACGGGAGGATAAAATGGGATTTGTAACGAAAGCAGAAGCCTATATTATCTCAGAACTGAAGTCGACAGTTATGGATCGCCTTCATATGGGTGGATCTTTCTTGCAGCAAATTCCGACCGTTACAGTTGGTGGGCTTCCTGTTGCAATTAAACAGGCTGGTCTTGGGGCGATCGGTGAACAGCTTGGAGGGGTTATCTCCCAGGTTCAATCAGCCGCAGGAGCGATCACTGCAATTACTCAAAATCCAATGTCATTGGTAGAAGGTGCCATCAATTCTAAAATCGGAGATGTATCTTCAAAAATTACTGCGGTTACAGGTAAACTTTCTGGTGGACAATTAAGTGCATTGACTAACGGAATTACTGGTATACAGAATGCTCTTACTGATTTTCAGGCTCACACTCAATTACTTTCAGGTCAAGCGACCTCTATCTCTGACACGATTCCCGACTTTAATAAACTTAAAGATGCAGGAAGCAATTTAAGTGGATTAACAGGGCAGAGCCCAGATAGTTTTATTGCAAATACCGCTTCGGCTCTGTTTTCCGAAACAAAACTTAATAATATATCGAATTCCCTTCAGTATGTAGTAAATAATAAACTAGATCAAATATCTCGATTAGATGCAATAACTGATGCAGCGACAATCACCACTCTTGTTAACGATTGTCAACTCCTTATAAATAATCATGCAAATACTATGAACGCTGTGATTGATTCTGATACGCATGCATTCAATGAGGCAAGCAATACTCTAACTTCTGCTACAACAGTGGTAGGTATGGCTTCTCAGTTTACAGATACAAGCAGTGTTGGATATGCTCTATTTAATCGTATAGGAACTGCAACCGCAAAAACAGCATTTAATACTGCAGCGGCTGTGACGGAAACTTAAGATGGCACTATCAACAAGAACATTTAGTGATATTGATGTGGATTTTATGCCAAATCCGATTACTAGTGATATTCTTAAAAAGACTAATGAAAATGCGATCGCCCAGTCTATTGGTAATTTGCTACAAACTTCGCATTATGAGAGATTATTTAATCCAGAACTCGGATGCAATTTAAAACGATACTTGTTTGAGCCTATAGATAATATTACAACAAATAATATAATCGAAGAGATTACAAAAACTATTGTTAATTATGAGACCAGAGTTCAGTTATTAGATGTGACAGCGAATCCAGATTACGATAAGAATGGATATGATGTGTCAATTAAGTTTATTATTCGAAATGATCCACAACCAATTACAATAACCTTCTTCCTAGAACGAGTAAGATAACATGGCAAACATTGATGCAAAACTTCAAGTTGCTGAATTAGATTTCGATACAATCAAGCGAAATCTAAAAGAGTTCATGCAGGCTCAATCAGAGTTCAGCGACTATAATTTTGAAGGCTCAGGTTTGTCGACACTTATCGATGTTCTTGCATATAACACTCACTATATGGGTTACTATTTAAATATGGTAGCCAATGAAATGTTTATTGATACTGCTCTCACTCGTGGCGCAGTTGTGTCTCACGCAAAACTTCTTGGTTACACTCCTCGATCACGAGTTGCATCAAAGGCTGCAGTAGATCTAACGATCACTCCAGTTGCAAATGATTCAAATAGTTCTATTGTTATTCCTCGCTTCACACGATTTGTTTCTGAAACAAAAGATGGTGTCAATTATATCTTCGTAACACCATCAGCTCGTATCGTGTCAAAGAATGCAACAACAGGATTGTTTAATGCTGAGAACCTAGAAATTAAAGAAGGTCAGCCAATAACATTTACATATACCTACAATTCTCAGACAAACCCAAACCAAGTATTCGAATTGCAAGATAGCGGTATTGATACTTCAACACTATTTGTGACTGTGCAAAAATCACCACAAAATGCAAATTTAGAAACATTTATTCTGGCTCAAGATGCCACTGATGTTGACGAAACTGCTCCAGTGTATTATCTTGAAGAAAATAAAAATGGTCGATATCAAATTTATTTTGGTGATGATGTAATTGGTAAGAAACTTTCAGACGGAAATATTGTCATTGTTTCTTATGTTGTGACCGCTGGTTTATCTGCAAATGGATTAAAGTCATTCCGTTTACTTGACAATATTTTAACAAACACAACAACTACAGTTACGCTGCGAAGCGAATCTTCTGCTGGTGCAGTGGCAGAAACTATCGATCAAATTAAGTTTACTGCACCTAAATCTTATATTGCTCAAAATCGTGCAGTTACGAAGAATGATTATATTGCATTGATCAATCGCGACTATCCATACTTCGAAGCAGTAAATGTTTGGGGTGGAGAAGACAATGATCCTCCAGTTTTTGGAAAGGTTTTCTTTACTGCAAAGCCACTCGGTGGATATGAGATTACTACAACAGAAATTGAATTTGTGAAGAACAATGTGATTAAGCCATTCTCTGTGTTAACAGTAACGCCAGAGTATGTTGCTGCTGATTATAACTATTTAAATCTGTCAGTTGATGTTAATTTCGATCCAACAAGAACAAATAAAACTGCAGAAGAGGTCAAAGCGACAGTTGTTTCTACAATTCGTAATTTTGCAAATACCAGTTTAGACACCTTTAACAACTCATTTAAAGTTTCTCAATTATCTCGTGTAATTGATGACTCTGAAAACTCAATCACAAGTAATGATGTGAAGGTTGTAATCGAAAAACGATTTGCTCCTGATACAACTCGCTCACAAAGTTATTCAATTAACTTTGGTACAGAATTGCAGCAAGGCACAACTTTACAAAGACTTACATCAACTCCTTCATTCACTTATGTTGATAGCGCAAATATTGAAAGAGAATGTTTTATTGAAGAAGTTCTACAGTCATATACTGGTGTTGAGGAGATAGAAGTAACTGCTCCAGGTAGTGGCTTTACAACAACTCCTTCTGTTGTTATTGAGGGTGATGGCATAGGTGCTGTTGCACAGGCACTCGTTGTAAACGGATCTATTCGAAAGATTCAAATTGTAAATCCAGGAACTGGATACACCTCAGCGACTGCAAGAATTGATGGTGGCGGAGGAGCTGGTGCAGTTTTACGACCAATTCTACAAGGGCGATATGGTCAATTGAAGATTTATACCATCACTAATAGTATTAAGAAAACGGTCGTTGAAAATATCGGTACGATTAATTATAAGACAGGGCTGGTGACATTAAATAACTTTTTCCCAACTGCCGTTTCTGATCCATTTGGAACTCTTGTGATTACGGCAACACCAACAAAGAAAATATTCTCATCAGAAAGAAATAGAATTATAACTCTTGATCTATCTGATCCTACTGCATTGTCAGTCACCATAAACGCAATTATTGAGTAATAATATGGCGGCAGCTGAAAAAACAATATCAGCATTAGTTCAGACGCAACTTCCCGACTTTATTAACGGGAATCATCCACAGTTTAAGCGTTTCATCGAACTATATTATTCTTGGCTTGAGCAAAATGCTCCTGCTGGTATTTCCAACACTGCAGGCAATACAATCTATCATGCCATGCAAATTGGCGATTATAGAGATATCGACGAAACTCCAGATGAGTTTATTCGATACTTTAAAGATGAATTGTTGCCACATTTTCCAGAAAATCCTTCGCTCGATATTAAAAAAATTCTCAAGAGCGCAAGAGAATATTATAATAAAAAGGGTAGTGAAGAATCACTCAAGTGGTTATTCAAGGCATTATACGACACTGATTTAGAAGTCAACTATCCTAAAGAACAGATTCTGATTGCATCAGACGGTAAATGGAAAAAGCCAAGAGCATTTAGAATTACAGTTGGCGAATCAAATAAAAATGTAGATGTCAATCTCTTAGAAAGAAAACTTGTTGTTGGTTCAATTTCTGGCGCGACTTGTATTATCGAGTCCGCTAATCGTACCATTGATGAAACAAATGGTAGAGAAATTATTGAGATTTATATCTCAAACATCACCAAATACTTCAATAACGGTGAAGACATTCTCATTAACTATGTCGATGCAAATGGTATCGATAGAGTATTTCGTGAAAGAATTATTGGAACATTGTCTAATGTTCGCGTGGATTCAAATATTCGCACTGATCCAACACAAAGAAGACGAGGATTGTTGTATAATGTAGGTGATCCAGTCGTAATTACTGGCGGTCTCGGAACCTCCGCAGAAGCCAATGATGCTGCGGCAATAGTTGGTAATGTAACTCGCGGATCTATTGAGGCAGTTACACCAACATTTTTAGGCTACGGTTATCGCGAGTATTATAACACTCAAGTCGTTGTTCTAAGAACAATTGGTGTTGACGACGATGAAGCAAACTCATCAACAGATCTTCGCGTAATTGCTTTGAATACTTCTGCATGCACATCAAATAGCCAGAAGAATTATCTAGAATCAATTACTTACGACAAAACCTCTATTGAATTTTTAGAAGATACATTAATTGGTGCGGCAAATTTTGCACCAATGACACCAAACAATATTAATATTATTCTTAATGCAACCGAAGAAGATTATACAGACTATTTTGAAAACTTCGAAAAAGTTTGGGCTAACGGAAATAATCAATTCGATGCATTGTTTGTTGGTTATGTTGGTACACCAAACGGTAATACAAAAATTACTGGCACAGTAAATGTATACAGCACTAATGGTACAGTTTGGGGATCTAACACACAGTTCTCTTATGAATTAAAAACAGGGCAATCATTAAGAGTTGAGGGTGAAGATCAAACTATTTCAGCGATCACAAATAATGAACATCTTACAGTTACTTCTGCTTATTCTGCAACTGTAACGAATAAAAATGCATATCGAGTCGGTGTATTTGCCGACTATATTGGTCCAGACGCTACTGCTTCACTTTTAATCTATGACACACAATATTCTGGTTCTTTAGCGCAAATTTTAGCAGGACCAGGAGCAACACTGGCTGCAGTTAATAGTGGTAAAACTTGGACTATCGCCGCAGTAAGTTCTCCATATGGAGTCCCAATTCCTGCGAATGCAGAATCAATGATTGTTCAAGGATTAGATTTTGAGACCGTCAACACTGGTGGTATCTCTGCAATTTCTGTATTAGAAGGTGGTTTCGGATTTCGTGCTGAACCATCTCTTGAAATTGAATCATATTATGATACTAATTGGTCTGAAGATTACGACTATAACAACTCACTAGAACAAGATACAAAAATAGGGTTATGGCAAAACTTTGCCGACCTTGGAGTGTTGGCGCATGTGCATATCAACAGTGGTGGTACAGAATACACTGTTGGCGATGGATTAATTTTTGTCGGTCGTGGGTATGGTGCAAACGGGTATGTTCAATCTGTTGCATCCAATGGAGCAATTACCTCTATTGTTCTTGATAATCGTGGAGAAGGATATCTTGAGCGACCAGAAATTATTATGAATCGCTCTTCAGTTTCATATGACACGCTAACTGGAACTGCAACTGTAAACAACAGAAGCAGAGTTGTGACGGGATCTTCGACGACTTTCTTATCAGATATTTCAAATAAGAGCGTAATTCGTATCAATAGTGAGGTTCGAAGAGTTGTTGCAGTCACTAACAATACACTATTACTCGTCAATTCTGCATTTACTGCAAATGCGACAAGTCAAACAATTCAACGACGAGATGGTGACGAGGCAACACTAACAGGTTACTTATTTGGTGATGGGTTCCAAGAAACAATTGAGACTTCGGCAATCGGTCGTGTGCAGGATATTCGTTTGTTGTACCGTGGTTATGATTATGTTTCCACACCAACTATCTCACTAAAAGTTCTTGACACTGTTGTTGATGCATTGGCTGAAGCAGATACTGTTTATGAACAAGAATATATCTACCAAGGCACATCACTACAGAATTCAACTTTCCGAGCAAATGTTAAGTCCTATAACAGAACAACAAATGTTCTTCGACTATACAATTATTCAGGCTCAATTAATGTCGAGCAGTCATTAGTTACTGCAAATAATCTTTTCATCGATGTTGATACTACCGAAAGAGTTCCAGTTCCTGTTCGTGGTGTTCTTGTTGGAACTGGTCCATCAACATTCTATCCAGAATCTGTCGCTGATCTACCAAATCCGATGTATTATGGAAATGGTCGAGCTCGCGCAAATGCGCAATTCGCAAATGGTCTTATCGAATTCAATGGATTCTTCTTGAATACAGATGGATTCCCAAGTGCTGATAAAGTTCTTCAAGATGATACAATCTACCATAATTTCTCATATATTATTCAAGCAGAAAAAGATTTAATTGAGTATGAGAATACCATAAAGAACATTTCGCATCCAGCTGGAATGTCGCTAACTGCAAAAAGAATTGCACAAAGCGAGGATAATGCTGCAATTGTTCTTACTTCAAATGCTGATGTGCTACTATCAAAATACGATTCTTCTCGTGTGAGTGTTGCAAACTCTAGATCAAATACAATTACTGGATTTGGAACAGACTTTACAAGTAGCATTGGTGGCGGTGCAGCAAATACTAAAGTCAATGTTGGTGATTTGTTCATCTTAAATTACAGTGGTGCATTTACTGCTAATTCTATTGCAAATGATCCTTCTCTCAGAACACAGACAAAGGTTGTTACTGAGGTTCTTTCCAATACATCATTGAATGTTGAAGGTAATTTTGTGATCACTGGTCAAGGTAGAGCAAACAGCAATACAGTTTATAGTGCATTAACTGGAACAGTACTCATTAATCCTGCTGTGACGGGGACAGCCGTTCTAAACCCAGCAATTTCTGGAACTGTAAATGTTAATGAGAGAATTACAGGAACAGTTAATGTTCTTACAACAAATGTGGTGGTCGGTAATGCTACATCGTTCACAACACAGGTTCTTGTAAATGACATTCTAACAATTAATAATCAAGTAAGACGAATTACTTCGATTACAAATAACCAACATTTGCTTGTAAATGCTGTATTCAGTAATGCAGGAACCGATAATGTAGCATTTCTCTCGAATGTGGTCGTTCTCGGTAGTGGTACTTCCTTTGACACAGACATTGATATTGGTGATATTATTACTGTGAATAGCGAAATCCGTGAGGTAACTTTCGTCAGTGCAGCAGATCGACTTGAGGTGAATGCTGCATTTACATATCCAGCAAATACTCAATTGCTATATCTTCGTTCAAATGTTGTAACAGGATCTGGAACAAACTTTAATCCACAAATTAATGTTGGCGATATAATCACAATCAATAATGAACCTCGTCGGGTTACGGTAGTTACAAACGACACAACTCTACAAGTGAATGCTAACTATACACATCATGCAACTGGTGCATCGATTTATAAACAAAATAATATTATTCTTGGTGCTGGTACGAACTTCACAGGACAGCTCGCTGCAAATGATATTATTACGGTAAATAATCAAACTCGCGAAGTCATAACGGTAACTGATGGAACTCATATAACGGTTAATGCACCATTTATCTATTTTGGTACAGGAAACTCTATTCATAAACTTCAAAATACTATCGTTCAAATCTCTGGCAATGTGAACGCTATTTCTGATATGATTGTTGCGGGTGATAATCTGTCCTTTAATATTGCAGTTGCAAATGTCTATAAGGCTCAAACAGGAACGGTGCAGATATTTACACAAAATGGTAAGGTTGTGGGAACTGCAACTGCCTTCAGCACAGACTTGGTTGTTGGCGATTTCGTCACCGTAAATAATGAGATTCGACAAGTTGTAAATATTGCAAGCGGAACAGTTATGAATGTTAACTCCGCATTTGAAGATGCTGCAACTGGAACAACCTTATACAGAAGAGCCACAGTACAAAACGCAAATGTTGTTTCGATATCTTCTAATAACATCACATTAAATATCGCTGTTCCAGCGAATGTGTCTGGATTAGTTTATCATGTGATTCCAAACTACTTCATTGGTCAAACTTTACCTGGAACCGTAAATGTACTATCGGGTAGTATTGTTGTTACAGGTAATACAACATCACCAAATGTAACTTACTTTGTTGGCAATGTTGCAATCGGAATGAGTGTCACTGTAAACAACGAAACTCGAGTTATTGCATCAATCACTAATAATGATACTCTAACTGTCACATCTGCATTCACTAATTCAGCGCAAGATAAATATTTGACTACGAATCAATCATATGACTATAGGGTCGTAACTCTAACTAAAGATCTTGGATAAACAATGAAAGCATTAATCTCGCCATATTTCGGTAAGTTCCTTGCAGAGGACATCAAAAAACAGTTCTCAAATGATGCCAATGTCTATATTGGTATTGGAAGATCTGTAGAATTTGGTTCCTCTGTGACAGATGTGGATCCTGTTCTTTATTCTACAATTGATATTAACTCAATCTATAGAAATCTTATTGGATTAAAGAAAATTCAATCTAGCGATATGCAGTTAGTTGTTGCTCGTAGAGATTGGGCTTCTGGAATAACCTATGACCAATATGAAGATCATGTGAATATGTTCAATTATATCGATATTAATAATATCGGTACTGCGAACGCAAATGCAAATACTACACTAGCAGGAACAGTAAATATCACAGCATCAAATGTTGTTGTTGGTAGTGGAACTTCTTTCTCAAATTATATTTTTCCTGGTGATCAAATTGCAGTCAACCTTGCTACAAAAACGGTTGTTTCTGTCACAAACAATGATCATTTGGTAGTAAGTAGCAATTTTGCAAACACAAACACTGGTGGGTCAATCGTTCTTGTTAAGAATACCAAAACTCTTGTCGCAAACTCTGCAGACTTCACTGCTCGTTCAGTGGGAGATGTCGTAAGAATTAATACTGACGACCGAGAAATTGTTGCAATTCGAAGCAGCAAAGTCATTTCTTTAAATGCTGCGCTAACTTATTCAAATTCTAATATTACTGTTTCTACGGTTTCCAATACCTATCCACTGACTGCAAATAATTTCTATATTCGCAATAGTCGTGATCAGGTGTTTAAATGTATCTTTGACAATAATAATGCTGTTTCGACAGTAGAGCCAACTATTGATATTGATGGACAGTTACCAGAAAGTCCATTTATTTTGACAGGAGATGGATACAAATGGAAATATTTGTATACGATCCCTTCTGGTTTAAAACAAAAATTCTTTAATCAAAAGTGGATGCCTGTAATTACTGATCAGGCTGTGGTGGCTGGATCGGTTGACGGTGCAATTGACATTATTGAGGTTTTATGGGGTGGTTCTGGTCATGTTGCGGGAGGAAACTCTAATACTGCTCGCATCATATCCGTCACGGGAACTGACGGAGCAAATGCTAATCTGATGGCAAGAGTTGAGAGTGGTGTAATCACTGGTGTTACGATCTTGGCTGGTGGTAATAATTACACTCTCGGTACGGTGGAAGTCGATGATAACGATAAACTTGGTACTGTTACATTACCAGGAACAGTTAATGTTTCTGGTTCGATAGTCACAGCTAATCTCTCGAACAATCCATACTTCTTAGCCAATGTGTTTCCAAACGACATTGTCACTGTTAATGCAGAATCGCGAAATGTTGTTACTGTTTCGTCAACGCAGCTCTCGTTGAATGCTGCTGTAAATAGTGCAGCTTGCACTCAAACTGCAGTAATTACTCGCTCAAATGCTGAGTTTAATATTCAGTTCTCTCCTCATGGTGGTCATGGATCTAATCCATTCGAGGAACTAGGGTGTCACACCTTAATGATTTCTACGGAATTGGTTAGATCCGAAAACGAAACAATTCCAGTAAGTCAGGTCGCCCAACTATTTGACTTTAATCAAGTTTCGATCATCCAGGATCCAATATATCGATTTGCGAATAATACGACTCGATACGCAAATTCTAACAATTTAAGAGCAACGACTCGTTTGTTTGTTGCTGATCCAGGTGTATCGAACTTCGTGCAAGACGAAACTGTTTATGTTGGTTCTACCGTTATCAATGCATCTGGTGTTGCTAATGTTGCTCACTGGGATCCAAACGATAACT